GCCTCTGCACTTGCATCATCTGACGCTTGCGCAAAGTCAGGATCTGCATTGCCTGCTGCGTTGGTGGCCTGCGTCTGATCGATGGCATCACTCCATGCATACGACACCACGCGCCTTGGCGGTGCGTCAACCCTGCTGCGTGTGGTTCTGTCTCTTGCCTCAAGCACCTCTGTGCCTGCTTGCAACTCAATGGTTCTGCCCCAACTATATTGATCACCATGCAACACCACTGAGCCAACCAGCAATGTGCCGATCTCCCAGTATGCCTGTGGTGGCACTGGAATTGAGCCACTAGGCGTTGGGATTGTGATTCTGATGCCTGAGTATCTTGCGCCCTTAAGATCAAGCAGGATCGCCCATGAGCGCGGTACAATGCTGCCTGCGCTGCCTGCTGTGGCATCACCACCTGCAACACTGTCCAACTCAAGCACACAATGCTTGGTGCTGTTGTGTGTCCACTTGCCCTGTGAGTTGGCGCGAATCGTGCGCCCTGTGCCACTGCCAAAGAAAAAGTATCCATCAACCAATTCATTGGTATTGATGAATGGTTCTGGTGGGTCTGCCGGTGTCACGCCTGATGGCCTCACTGTGTCGCCTTGTCTCACATAGTCGAGTGGCGACAAGCCATCTGTTGCGCTTGCTGTGCCAAGGCTCACCCATGCAGTTGTGTCAAGGTCATAACCCTCAACCACCACCTGCCCAACATTAGTGCCAAAGAGCGCAATACCAAGTATGCCGTTGCCAATCTCGGTATCCGCAAGGCTGGTGAGTTGAAACGCAATCTGCTGCTGTGCTGTTGACGTGGAACGCCAGCCCACTCTTGGTGATGGTTGACGGCCTGCAATCAATGCACGCTCAATCTCATGGTCATATCTGGTGGCAACTTTCCACTCATCACCACGCACTGTGCTGCCATTGGAGGCACTGACATATGCACCACTATCAAGCCATGATGGTGCTGCTGAGTAATCACGGCCAAGCAAGTCATCAGGGTTGGTGGGCATATCGTGCAAACCTTGGCCTGCCCACTCATCTGATACCCAACAAACATTGTACCATTTTGTGTTGGCTGTGCCTGCTTGACGGTTGCCAAACTCAATCAAGTGTGTGCCGGTTGCACCTGAGTTGTCAGATACTGCTGCACCCTTGACCAACTCAACCCACTTGCGATCCTCGCTGTTGTCACGCTGTCGCCACCAAACACTGCACTTGGCATCACCAACTGCAACCAGCAAGTCAATGCCTGCTGTGAGATCAATGCCACTTGTGAGTGTTGCCAAGTTACTACCTGCAACCTCATCACGGATCACCATGGCTGCTGTGCTGCACTGCACATCCACAATGTAACCAACACCGGCACTCTCACACTTGACCCGCAAGCCAGCACGATCTGAGGCAGTCGTGCCATCAAGATCAACCTCAAACGAGGCAAGCACAATGATGCCCTCCGCCGCTGTACCTGTTGGTGCAATGCTGAACTTTTTAAAGTTGCTACTGGTTGCAATCTCAAGGTATCCATTGGTGAGCGTTGCACCACCTGCACCCCCTGCTGTCCATCCCACATTGTTGGGCAGATCAAAGGGCAGCCACGTGTGCTCAAAGCCCACACGGGTCATCTCAGATCCGTACCTGTTTTCATAGGTTGGCATTGTGACTGTTGACCAGCCACCAAAGTATATTGCACCAAGGCTGTCATCCTCATTGGCTGGTGTTGCGTCCCAGTTGGTCATCATAACAATGCGCCCACCTTGCGCTGTTATGGAGTAGTCACGTGGATGTGTGCCAGTGTCGCTGACATTGTACACTGGTGACCAGCCTGATGCCAAAGAGCCTTGGCCATAAGTCTCCCAAGATCTGCCGCCCGTCGTTGACATTGTAATTGCAATGGCCTCCATGCCAGCAGATGCCGTTGCACGTGGATACACGTACACATACCCAGTTTCATCAACGCAAGCAGAGCAATCACCATCCACAAAGTATTTGTTGCCTGCATCAATCTCTGCCATGTACACTCCTGTTGTCATTGTGGACTGTGATGCTGCTGCTGTTAGTTTGCTGTATGCGTTGCCAATTCTCTTGGAATATGGTTTCTTAACAGCAAGGTCAATGTATACAAACAAAAAGCCACCCTGCACTGGCAGCACATCGTGCCAGTTGCCGCCAAGCCCTGCTGTATCTCCCCACACCTCAACACTTGTGAACCTGCTGCCAAGGTCAGCAGATGCCCACTGTTGGAACGTGTCACGCGCATTGGCACTGGTTGACGCTCTGCGCAGTTGGGTCACCAAGCAGATTGTGCCACCACTGTATGCTGCACGAATCCTGCCACACAGATACCCTGCCGTGCCAGCACCCTCTGTTGTTGAGTATGTGATTGCCTCATCAAGCACTGCCGGTTCACCCAATGCCCATGATGCACCATTGTCGTCAGAGTAGTATGATCGGATGTTGGCTTGGTTGGTGCTTGTATCGTACACCCAATAATAACAGAGCACCCTGCCACTTGGCATCAACATCAAGGCAGGTGATTGCTTTTGCAGTGTGGGCACATCGTTGGCAGTGGTGGACACCAGTACAGTTGACCATGTGCCTGCTGTTGATCTTATGCTCACCTCAATGCCATACTCAATCACTCTGTCAGTGTTGCGTGTATAGTAGGCGCACAACACCTCTCCTGTTGTTGTGGTGATAGCATTGGGTTGCTTGGTGTATTTGTGTGCACCACTGCCATCTGTCCAACGTACAACCTCAAAGCCTTGCAGCACGCTTGGCTGGTTCCACCCTCTGAACTCAGTTGCGGCATCTGCCTCATTGCGCCACACCCATGATGCGCCACCACCTGCAAAGCCACCACGCAATGTGCGCAGCCTGTATGCCTTATCTGCTGCCATGCTGCCTGATGTTCTCAGGGTTGCGCGTGTGCTTTGCTGTGGCTCTGGCACACCTGCTTGTGGCGTTGCTTGTGTGTATGTGCTTTCAGCATCCCACAATGTTGCACGCTCATCTGACAGCATCAACCCACGGAACTCTGTTGGTGTCTTTTCGGTTGCCATCTTATTTGCTCCTTGACTTGTGGCCAACTCTGCCTGTGCCCCTCAAGGCTTTGCGCAGTGGTGAGTTGGGCAATTGTATGTCTCGTTGAACCATAGCACCAAAAGCCCTGTGCTGGTATTGCTGTGTGACGATGATCTGACCACCACCACCTGTGCCACGGTTAAGTGCATCAAGGCCATCTGCACCAAGCCTTGCCATGCCTGCCTGACTCACAACGCCCTCTCCAGCTCTTGCAGTGATGTTGCGCTCATCAGGATTGAGAGCACCACCATGGCCAATCAAGCCACCTGCATGGAATGATGGTTGCTCCGATGCTATCAATGCCGCCTGTGAGCCACCCAATGCAAGTGTTGCAGCCACTAATGGTGGAGCAAATACGCCTGCCTGACTTGTTATTTTCATGACAGCAAGTGCAGTCTCAATGGCCACCGATGAGAGTGCTGCCGCTTTGGAAACATTGAAAGCAAATTTTGCTGCCTCAAGATTCTGCGCTGCACCCTCATCTGACAACTTGGCTGACCACTCTGCTGCTTGCTGTTCAAGGCTGGCCGTGTATCCCAATGCCATATCAAGGCCATCAACAATGGCCTGTTGTGCTTTTAGTTCTTGCTCAACTCGCTTGTCTGCCTCCTCTGCATTTTTCTTTGTGTGCCTCTCTTCGTCTTTTGCACGTTGATCTGCATATTCTTCATCTTGCTCACGCAACACTGCATACCTGTCACGACTTGCCTTTTCAATTGCGGCAGTCGTTGCCTCTTGTGCTTTGATCGCTATCTCTGCATTTTCTGGATGCTTTGCAATCAACTGATCAATCATGTCAATCTGATCTTGCAAGGCCACATCAATGGCCTGTAATTTGTTTAGTTGGTCGGCGTTGTTGGTCTTTATAATATCACCCAGTGATGCCTGTGATTGTGCCAACTCTTGTGCTGCTTCCTTTTGTGCGTCAAGTACTGCCTGTGCTGCCTCATCTGCCGCTGTTGCTGCCTCTGTGCTCTTGCGCTTTTTCTCGTTTGCTTGCACTGTTTTAGATGCCAAATCACCAGCCACATGTGCTTGACTTTTTAAGGTTTCCAACCTGCGCTCTTCAAGCACAACCTCATGGCGTAGCACAATCAAAGTTTTAGGGTCTGGGTCAAGGCTGAACCATGCACCTTTTTTGGCCTCTTCCAGCCGAAGCCTTTCCTTGCTGGCTTCAATCGCCTCCTCTTGCGCTTTTATTTCTCCATCAAGAGACTTCATTGCAGACTGCACAGAACGTTGCCGTGTTGCTTCAAATTCAGTGATTACGCCAGTTGCCTCTTGGAAATCACGATGCAAGTCGCGCATAACCTCTGACACTTTTTTGTGCGCTGCCGCTGTTCTCTCTTGTTGCTCCTCAAGCCTCTCTGCCTGCTCTACTGCTCTTTTTTCATCTTCACTCAATTTTGCATATGCTGCACCTAGTGCCAAGGCAGCAACACCCAATGCAATGAAGATTGGATTGCTGAACTTTATCGCCTTTCCAAGTGACTCTGTGCCTGCAAGCACATCACCTGTTACTCTTGCCATATCGCCAAGTGCAGGATTTACCAAGTCTAGGACTCCAGCGAATCCCATGAGAGTGCTATCAGCGTCACCTGCGCTGTCAGTAAATTGATTTACTGAGTCGCTAGTTTTATCAACCTGTGCGCCATACCCTTGCCATGCTTTCTTGCTGCCTGTCGCTGCTTTCTTGGCTGCTTTCTCGCTTTTCTTGAGTTCCTTGATCAACTCTTGGGTCATGGCCTTGGCTTCTTTATCCGTGATACCCGGTATCAATGCCAACTCTTTGCGTAGTTGGGTTAGGTTGGCTTTGATGCTGATCTCAGTGGTTGCCATGGCGTGTGCTCCTGTGCCCTATTTTACCGACTCCGCAAAAAGGTCTGCAAAGTCCTCTGCAAACTTGTTGCCTGCTTTGCGCATTGGAGATCTCACCAGCCTTGTTGCACTGTTAGTGTTGGATTGATCGTGCCGTGCGTTGACCATCCAAGCATAGCGCAACGGGTTGGTCACTATTGTCTCAAGGTCATCACCCTGCACACGTAACTCTGCACGCCATGCTGCCCTGCTTCGCCCTGTCTTAACTGGCCACTCATGCAGATCACGTGTGCCAGTTGCTGTGCCCACGTTGACCAACTTTTTTTGTGCTCTGCTGTATATCGTTTCAACTTTCCACGATGCGCCCCTTGGCTCTGACCCTTTCAGGCTGTCAACAATGCCCTTGCTGATTGCTCTGAGTTCTGCCAAGGCTGTGCCACTCACCTTGTCACCAAGGTCATCAATCCAACGCTCAATGCCATCATCTCTTGTGAATGTGATTTGATCGCTCATCTGCGCACCTTGCCTTGTGGGTTTAGGTGCACACGCCACCAAGCCAGCAGATCCACCTGTTGTACTTTACTCAACTGATAGAAACCACCCACCTGCATGTGACGGGCTGCTTCTATCTCATGAATCATGAAGTCGAGTCCTCCTCTGGTTCTATAAAATCCTCAACATCTGCAACCTCTGACTCAGCAATCAACTCTGCTGACAGTATGCCAAAAGCAATGCCACCTGCCTTGAGTACATCTTGCACTGGCTCACCACGTGCAACCAGCTCATCAATCACCTCTCCGCCGTAGCGCAACGGGTTGTACTCACAGCCAGAGTATTTGACTTTTGGCCTGCCAAGGCCACGCCAGCACGCACCAAGCGCAGCCCCAAAGGATCTGCGCCAGTTGCTGCTTGCGCTTGCTGTTATCTCATGACGTACAGTGAGAGAGGCAGGTGCACTGAGTGTCACCTCTCTCTCACCAATTTGCACTGTTGTTGGTTCTGCCATTGGTGTCCTCCTTTGGCTATTGTTTAACTGATAGCCATATCACCTGTGATTGCGCCATACACCGTGCCACTAAATGACAGTGTGTTTGGGTCAGATTCTGTGAAATCGACAGACAGTTCAACATCATCAAACTGGACTGCAATGTCTTGGGAATCGCCGAAATCAGTCCCCTCTAATCCGAGCAAGATCTTGAATGTCATCACATCTGCATTGGCTCCCAGTGTGGACACACGTGCAGCGAATGGTGCTTGGCCTAAGATCATATCAATGGCTGTGCCGCCGCTTGAATCTGTAAACTCTGACATCATAGCAGTGAATGAGATCGTTGGGAATGTGCGCGACGTATGGCGCACAGAGTGCAATGTGCCTCTGCTTTGATATGTGGTGGTGTCTTTGAGTTGGTCTTTGAGGCCACTGATGCTGAAATCAGCATTGTCAAAGTCCACCGTTACGGAGAGGGGACTCCCTGTGCCATCTTGGATTGATATGGAGCCTGCCCCAAATTGATTCTTAATTACTGAACTGGCAGCCATGATTGGCCTCCTTGATTACGTGATTGGATAGAAGTGTTGCACATCGTATATTACCGACGACAAAAACCAGTCACCACTTGGGGCAACTTGTCGCTGTGTGATGCTGTTGAGTTCAAGGCTTACAATGTCAGTGAGTGCTGTGCCCTGTATCGCTGCAATCACATCCTGCTCTGCTTGCAAGGCTGAATCATAATCTGCAACCTGTGCATCTGCTCTCACACGGTATGCCCACTTGATGATAACTTGAGTGGTCACCAATGTGCCGCCATGCCGCCTGCTGCGTGCTGCACCTTGTGCCCTTGTGCTGCCAAGGCCAACTGCAAAAGCACGGTGCATCACATGGTTGCTGTCAGTGCCAAAGAGATCAAGCACCCACCTGCTCTGCGTGAAGCCACTGAGCGTGCCCACACGGGCTGCAACTCTTGCTCTGATCGTATCAGGTGCAATGGCCACTCATCACCTCGATGTCAACCACACAGATGCCATTGATGGCCGTTTGACTGTATCAGCCTGACCATCATCATCTGTGTCATAGGTAAAGCGCAAACGTGCCCACGCTTGCTCATATCTGCCCCTGTATGCCTCTGCCCGTTGCTCATAGGCATCTGAGAGCCTAGTTGATAGATCCTCAAAAATTAAGGCCAATGTGAGGCTCAATGCCGTCTCACGCAATGCACTGGGTGATAGGATCAGGTTGGGTCTGTTGCCTTGCTCGATCAATCGCAACTGAATCTGCACCCATGCCTCGTCAAGATAATCCTGCCAGTTGGCAACACTGCTGATTGATGTGCTTGAGGTTGGATCAAGTGCACTGACCACTCTGATCAAGTCAGCATCTGCGATTGGCATGTATAGACGGCCACGCACAAGTGCTGCTGTGTTGCGGAACTTATGCACCACACTGTCTGCCATCGTAAGATTCCACTCAACCTGCCAGCCCTCACCAAGTGTTTGGCTGGTCAATGTGCCTGCTGTGATTGTATATTGTGCAACACTGCCTGTGATTGTGGCACTGGCTGCATTGATTACCACATCACCTGATGCGTTGCGCACAGTCACTGTGCCTGATGATGGTGCTACCAATGCACCTGACAGATACACCATGCACTTGATCAATTCATCACGGCCACGCTCAATGAGTTCTGGCAGGCTGAATCTTGCAGTGTATTGTGTATCGGTGCTGCTCATTTTTTGCGCTCCTCACGATCATGCTTGATCATCTCTTTGCGTGCAACATCTGCTGCTTGCTTGGCTGGCATACCTGAACCAACTAGCCTGCCCTGCACTCTGCGCATTGCTTCTCTGCGTCCTTTCTTCTCACCCACGCTTCACCACCTTTTTGCCCTTGCGCATTGCTTTCACTTTTTGTGATTTGGCTGCAACTGCTTTGGCCACTGGCTTGGCTTTGGCTTTGGGTTTGTCTTTGGGTTTATTCTTCAGTTCAAGGCGTGCCATGTCTTTGGCAACATGTACCTCAACACCCTTGGCCTCAAGTTGTACGCGTATTTTCAACAGGTCATCACGGTATGACATATCAATCCTCCATTGCAATTGTTGGTGCGCTGTTGCGCGTTGGCTTGGCTTTCTTGCTGGCAGCCTTGAGTGCTGCATCAACAACAGCAAGATCTGCTGCAAATTTGTCGGCCAATGCTTTGGCACTTGGCACTGTGATGGCTTGATCTGCTGCCACACTTCTCATGGCCTCGATCTCGCCGCGCATGCGCTCAAGCACATACAGTGGCACTGGTGTGATAATGCCATCCTTGACCAACTTGTTGCAGAACGCTGCATATCCATCATGATCAAAGCGAGTTGCAGCAGAGCCTGCAAAGGTTTCAACCCACTGCAAAATGTGGGCACTTGTGCCCTCTGGCTTGCGCAGATAAGATGTGCCAGCACCCTGCACATCAATGGCCAACACTGTCCAGCCCCTGCGCTCTTTGTCGGCTTTGGCCTCACCAACCACAAACCTGCCGTTCACATGGCGGACACGGTTGATGCCTGCTTTCAGTTTGAGCCTGCCAAAGTCAGGCACAATGTTGCCGCCTCTGACCATCCAACGCTCTGGGTGATAGCACAGCATGAATGGTGGCGAACTTGGCAACAGTGGTGGCCTTGATCCGCCGTGCTCTTGTGCCAGCAGTTCTGGTGTATAGGCATCTGATGCCTGTGTTGTTGTTTGTTGTTTGAGTGTTGCCATGTGGTGTGTCCTCCTGTGGCCTTGTTAAAAGGTGATGAGCACCCTTTGGGGGAACCTTGGAGGACACCAAGCAGGCATCCCCCAAAGAGCCTCAAAAGGGTTGTTATGCGCGGCCTGACTTGATGGTTACACCAGCCTCGTCAATGCCCTCAGAAACACCCAAGTATGCCGAACTCACGTATGCGGTTAGGCCACTCTTGGCTGTGCGATCCCGCTCGAAAAGCACTTTGTTGCCGATGTTGATGGCGTTGGGATCGTTCTCTGTTGGGATTGATGCGTCTGCCCATACAACACCACCACGGCCAAAGATACCACCAAGGTGGTCAGTGCCGTCATCAGTGATGTGTGCGCTTGAGAAGATGTCAACACCAAGGAATTGACCCTTGTGGTTGCCACTCATTTGAATGAGTTGCTGTTGTGTTGATTCTGCCCATTGCACTGCACCTGCTGTAGAGGCTGCAAGGCTTGCACGTAAATCACCAATTTGCTGTGGTGACAACATCGCCATGAATGGTGATGGGCACTTAGCAACTTCAAGGGCTGTGACAGCACTCAAGAATGTGGTGACTGTGAGATCTGCACCTGTTGAGCCTTTGACAGTTGAGAATGTGTCAACCTGTGATGCGATAAGGCTTACAAGTGTTGCCGCGTATGATGCCATGGCATCTGCTGCAAACATCTCAGGATCAATCAATCCGTTGCCGCCTGTAAGACGTGCCAGATCGGTTGGCTCGTATGCTTTTGCATAGCGTCCAACAGTCACTGTGGTTGCATCGTCAGAGATAGCAGTGACACCAACAGCAGCACCGTCTGCAACGGATGCAAGCAAGTTGTATCCATTCATGCCAATGTGTGGAACTTTAACAGCAGCAGAGCCAGAGCCTGCGGCATTGCCTGCATACACAAGTGCTGGGTGATTCATGAGACTGCCACGGTCGGCAAGCAACATGAGAAATTCAGCAGATAGTGCTTCTGCTGTACGGAGGTCTGCGATATTTGCGTATGTAGTGGCCATTGTGGGCACTCCTTTTGATTCTTAAAGTTATTTGATACTGTGTGCCCTGTTCACTTGTTTAACGCCCTGTGAGGGCTGTGAGCGCAATTGATTCATTGTATACTACTCACGCCTTGCGCAGTGATGCTAATAAACCATCTCGACTGGCACGATATGCTGACCAGTCACCTGTTTGCATTGCTTGCAATCGTAACTCTTTTACCTTGTCAGCAGATAGTGGTGCAGCACTTGCAGGTTGCTCTTTTGCCGTTGCGCCCGTGTTGGCATTGGGCACGCCTGTTGGAACAGGTGCAGGTGCAGGTGCTGCTGCCTCTGTTGACTTGCTGGCCAAGTATGGTGCAAGTGCTTTGGGTGCTTGTGTTGGATCTTCCTTGGCTGCTGTCAGCCAGTCTGCAAGTGTTGGCTTGTCATCGCCTGACAACTTGCCATACAGGAACTGCGCCACATCACGTGCCTCTGGGTCAACCAAGCCTGCTGTCAGTAGTTCACGATCAACACCCCAATCTGCTTGTGCTTTGGTGTGGGCTGCTTTCATCTCATCAAGTTGTGTGGCCAAGGTATCAACCGTTGCACTCTTCTCAATGGCTCCCTGCAATTGTGTCTGCAAGTCTGCAATCTGATTTTTGAGGTCATTGCGCTCTGCCACAACTGATTGGAATCTGTCGTATGGTATTGCGTTGTTGGTGGTGGTGCTGCCATTGGCAGGCTTGTTGGTGTCCTCGCTCATTGTGTCCTCGCTTATTCGTTGGTTGAAACTGTGAATCCTTTGCCAACGTCACCCATGATGGCCTCTGCCTTGGCTGGTGACATGTTAAAGAAGTTGGTGAGCATGGCCACGCCTGTGCCCCTTGGCAACTCGCCAGCAGCAACAGCCACAACAATGCCTTGTGCTGCTGTGACCTGTGCGCCATTTAGTGCTGTATCCTGTGCCTTGCCTGCACCTGTACTGGCAGGTGGTGCACCTGTGGTAACAACTGCATCCTGTGTCAACAGTGCCTCAAGATCTGCATCAAAGGTGGCAATGCCTGCCAACGCTTTAAGTGCATCTGGCCTTGATATGCCTGCATGCAACATCTGGTATGCGTCAATCTTATCCATCAACCCAAGGCTCAACATGGCACTGATGTGATCACGTTGGCCACGCTTCTCCTCTGCTGACAGTGGCACACCCTCATACCCTATGCGATAGCCACTCTCAGGCAATGTTGACCCGTGTGCCCTGTTTAGCAAGGCAGCACAGATTGTGAGTAAGCGCAGATCGCCAGCCCTGAACATTGGCTCCCACCTGCGCTGTGCCTCTCTCTGTGCTGCCCTGCTGACTGATATGGCATAGCCTGATCTTGGATCACCTGATTGCCGCAAGATGTCAGAGCCTGACAGCCCTGCATATGCTGCAACCCTGCGCTCAAAGGCCACAATGCTGCGCTGCAATTGTTCTGGGTCTGCACCTGCTGCCCATTGGCCAACCATGGCCTGCCCTGCCATATCTTCTGATTGGCGCAACATCAAAACTGTTGCCGGATCTGTGACTATCTCAGAACGGCCTGTGCCATCACCATCTTCATCTGTGTATGCTGCGCTTGGCAACTCAACACCAATGGCATACCGTTGTGGCCAACTGGCAGAGCGCACTGAGTGTGAAAACATCGACCAAAGCACTGCGCATGTCAGACTGCCCTCAACCAGCTCACTGGCCTCATAGGAATCCCACAACGTGCCTGACTCGCTTGCATGATAGATGGCATAAGGCACAAACGGCTCACCATTGCTCTTGCGGTATGGGTATGCCTCACCACTCAAGTTGGCTGTGCCTGTGTACAGTTCCGTGAGATCATTGCCTGCTTGATCCAGCACCTTGAATGATGGTGCAGTTGGGTCAGTGATGTCTGTGACATCCCAATACCATGCAACCTTGCCTGTGTGGGGATCTGTGCGCTGCCTTGCCTCTTTAATCATTACAGGCTCACTTGGCCTGTCAGCATGTGAGTTGGCAATCACAAGATCTGGGAACACTGGCCGAAACGTCAACCCGCCATCATCTGCAATGTCAACTCTGCACAGCATCTCACGCAAGCCAAGGCAATCACGTTGCAAGCGTTGCATCAATGGCCACAATCCACCAGCCTCAACTGCTGCTGTTAGTTCTGCTGCACCATCATCATGGCCAATGGTTGGCCACCGGTCATACAGCACTGCCAGTTGTGATACCACTGATCTGAACACGTTGCTGCTCAAGTCAGGTGATCCCCACGCCTCTCTGCGCACATTGCCAATCTGCTTGCGTAATCGCTCATTGAGATCACGCTCCCATGCGCCATACAACATGCGCCTGCGCAGCCTTGTGTGCTGCCATCTGTCGTGCTCTGCTTGATCTTTTGGGATTGGTGGTGCTGTTGTGATCATAGTGCCCTCATTCTACTCATTCTACTCACGCCATTAATACACGTACATGCCACGCCCCATGCGACTTGTGCCGCGCATTGCCCATGGCCAAAGTGCATACCTTAATGCGTCAACACTATCCTTGGCATCTGAATCACGAAAGTCAAAATGTTGCAGGCCAAACTGCACGCGCTTGCACCTTGGGTGCACAGTAAAGTGGGCATCACGCAACATGGCTCTGTGTATCCACTGACAACCGCGATAGACTGAACCACGGCCACCACCTCTGCCTGTCTTGGCTTGCCTTATGCTTGGCACTAGCGGCACACCTGCCCTGATGTGCATCTTGCGCGTCAATGCCCGTGTGAGTTCTCTGTTGCTCTTGCGGCCAAGACCATCACCACGGCCACCATACTCCTTGTCACCATATACATGGTCAAGGTCACGCCATTGCAGCCCGTTGCGTTGCAGCATCTTGAGAATGGCAGCAGCATCTTGATCTGGCGTTGTGTCGCCGTCACTGGGGCACTCGTCAATCACATGCACCTTGGCATGCTCACCACGTGCATCAACAGCCACAAGCACTGCAATCTGTTTGAAGTTGCGCCCACTGCCATGGTCAATACCTAGTGCAACCTTGACATCACTGGTTGGTATGTATGTGGTCACGTGCACATCTGGTGTGAAACTTTCAAAGACTGGTGATGCGCTCCTTGTCTCCCACTCGCCATCAAGCAACACAGGTGCATACCTCTTGAGAGTTGTGCGCCGTTGCTCATCTATCCAAGCCTGATCCATTGGCACACCACCTGCCAAGCACAGTGGCCTTGTGCTGCCAACGGGTATGAAATTCTCAGGAACCATGCGTGCATGCACCTCTGCAACAATGCCATCATCAACCAGATCCTTGAGCCACCCAACATATCTGTTGATCGGTGTGAGAGTGATGAGCACCACACCATTGGCATTGCGCAACAATCGCCTGTCCAACTCACGATAGATGTCCTCGTCACATGGCTCATCAATATGCACCACATCAATGGTTGAGCCTGCCAATGCCTCTGCTCCTTGGTTGGTGGTTCTAAATCTCACAATGCTGCCGTTGTTAAATACAACAGCAGGGTTGTCTTTGCCGAATCCACGCCGCGCATCAAACGCACCTCTGCTGCGCTCTGTTAGGGCTGACTTGGGCACAAGATCCCAGAACTTTTTGTGCAGTGCCACACCCTGTGCCCATGACGTTGTGACAACCCATGCCTCAATCGGTGGTGGCTGGCCTTGATTGTGCGTGCCAAGACAACGCATGATCACCTCACCAAGCCCACACAAACTCTTGCCAATCTGGTTGCCTGCCCTCAACAGTTTGCGCTTGCTGGTGAGTGCATGAAACTCTGCTTGTGGTGGTGTCCACTTGATAAAGTTGATCAAGCCATCGTCAGCACTATCTTGCAGATCAAGGGCTGCTGTGCGCAATCGCTTGAGTGCACTGATGCCCTTGGTTGTCATTTGACCAGTGACAACCGTGCAGCACCAACTCTG